AGGTCACAACTATGTAGTGACCAAGCTACAAAGAACAACGCTTTAGGCAGGTGTGGATTTAGTTTAGGACACGCATCGTCGGCTGGTAAAATAGGCGGCAAAGCAGGTGGTGCCTATGCGAAGAAAAATCGTACAGGAATATTTGCCATGACTCCTGAAAAAAATAAAGAACGACATTTCAATTCCGTAGTGTCGCGACTTATCAAAAACGGCAAAGCAAGTGCCTGGCCAAAAAAGGAAACATTATGCTAACAGTAACTGATCAAGCTGCGGCCAAAATCCAGGATATCCTGGCAGAAGAAAACAATGCCAATCTCAAACTGCGGGTATTTGTGCAGGGTGGTGGATGTTCGGGCATGAGCTATGGATTTACCCTGGACGAAACACAAAATGACGACGACTGGGATCTGGAAATTGCCGGAGTCAAAGTCTTGGTAGATTCGATGAGTGGTGGATATCTACAAGGCGCCGAAATTGACTACAAAGAAGATGTCTACGGCGCCACATTCAGCATCAAAAATCCTGGTGCAAAGACCACTTGCGGTTGCGGAAGCAGTTTTAGCCCGGACTAATCGCCAGGTGGCACTAGCCTAGTTTTCTGCTAAATACCTGCAGAGGACACTATTCTATGGCTCAACAACAAATCGATGTAGGTGCAGCACCCAATGATGGGCTAGGCGATCCCATACGCACTGCGTTTGAAAAAACCAATGAGAATTTTACCGAACTTTATGATCGTGTACAAGATTCTGCGCCCACAGATCCCTTGGGTGCTGTCGGGGATGTTGCTGGCATGATAGCTTGGGATTCCTTATATCTGTATGTGTGCACCGCGGATTATGATGGCAGCACAGAAATTTGGCAACGTGTGTTGTTCGACACAGCTCCTTGGTAAACCATGGCGCAACCAGTTTGGATAACACCACCGGGCAGTTTAGGAACCATACCAGAAGGTGTGTTTTATCAGATTTCTCTTAGAGCCTACGAACCTGTTAGTCTACAAACAGTTTACTATGAAATCATAGCCGGCGAATTACCAGCTGGCATACAGTGCGAAGTCACTGGCCTTATAGCCGGTGTTCCGCAGGCCATAGCCAGTGTTCAGGGCGTTCCACAAGAAGTCAATCGTGATGTCACCAGCAAGTTTGTAGTGAGAGCATATACTACCAAAATAGTCAGTGGGCAAACAGTGATAGATCGCTTGGCCGATCGCACATTTACCATGATTGTAACTGGGCCAGACGCACCAGAATTTGTCACACCAGCCGGCAACATAGCCAGCTACTATGATGGCAGTGTGTTGACTGGTCTACAAATTGAATACACCGATCCGGATCCTGACGAAACTGTGATCTCTAGATTGGCATTTGGGTCCTTGCCTCCTGGCACCACGCTGAGTCGTACCGGTTTAATTTCTGGATTTATTGGAGTCAATGCTCCTGTGGATGCCATTGCCGGTTACAGTCGCAATGGACAAGGGTTTGAAGAATACCCCTGGGATTTTTCAACCCGTAGCACAGATACCACCTATGAATTTACTATAGAAATTACCGACGGTACCAGCAGCAATCTGCGAACATTTAATATTATTGTTTACAGTCGCAGCAGTCTCACTGCTGATAATTCTGTAATCACAGCCGACAATACCTTTATCACAGCCGACGTCACACCTGTACGCACACCCATCATCATCACACCTCAAGGTCTGATTGATACAGTGCGCAGTGACAATTTCTTTGCGTTTCAATTTATTGGGTTGGATCTAGATGGTGATCAAATTGCCTACAGCATGACTGGAACCATACCGGGACTCATGCTGGACAGTGGAACAGGATGGCTGTACGGATATATTCCCGATCTTGGACTGACTGAATTGACTTTTGATTTCAGCATACGTGTCTACAAGGTCAATGATCCCAGTTACATCAGTGATCCTTATGATTATAGTCTTGCCATCAATGGACCAATCGACAGCAGTATTGTTTGGCTGACTGAATCAGATCTAGGCACAATTGTCAATGGTGCAACTAGCACACTGTATGTGCAAGCGGTGAGTCGGGCCGGACTGAGTCTACAGTATCAACTATTGAGTGGCAGTGACAGCAGTTTACCACAGGGATTACAATTGTTGCCATCGGGTCATATTGCAGGTCGTTGTAGTTTTGATACATTTGCTCTGGACAGTGGAACCACAGTGTTTGATGTTGATTCCAAAAATCCAACCCAGCTACCCACCACGTTTGATCTCAAGTTTACATTCACAGTCCAGGTCTACAGTCTGAACAGTGTGGTTAATTTTACCAAGACATTTAGTATCACAGTGGTACGTGAATACAATGAACCTTACCAGAATCTTTATGTACAGGCCATGCCGCCTGTGAATGATCGAGCCATACTGGAAATTCTCCTGCAAGATCCGCAGATATTTCCACCTGAGTTGATTTATCGTAATGATGATCCTAATTTTGGTGTGGCCACTCGAGTGATTTATCGACATGCGTTTGGATTGACTGCTGCAACACTAGAAGATTATTACAGCAGTTTGTATATAAATCATTACTGGAAAAATCTAGTGCTGGGAGAGATCGCTGTGGCTGAAGCTAGAGATAACACCGGCCAAGTCATATACGAAGTAGTTTACAGCAATGTCCAAGACAATCTGTTGAACTCTGCCGGGCAAAGCGTAAACAAGGATGTGATCTTGCCTTATCCTATAGAACTGGATGACAGCAGCCAAGTCAGTGTGGTATATCCCAACAGCCTGATCAACATGCGTGATCAGGTCATTGACACGGTGGGACAAGTTGGTAACATCTTGCCCACCTGGATGATCAGCAAACAGGCCAATGGACAGGTGTTGGGCTTCAAACCAGCCTGGGTCATAGCCTATGCCAAACCCGGGCAAGGACAAAGGATTGCCTATAATATCCGTACTCAATACGGTGATCAATTGAACCTGATTGATTTCAAAGTTGATCGCTACGAACTGGATGCCTTGTTGACTCGTAATTGGAATCCAGAAACACAGACTTGGATTCCAACCCCTCCTGAGTCAACCACATTTGACGTGGATGCTCATTATCAATTGCCAGAACCCAATGATTCAAGTTTGATATTCTCTGGTGGAACTGGTTATGCTGTAGACAACAAGATCTTAATTTTGGGCAGTCAGATTGGTGGGCAAGATGATATCAACGATGTAATTGTAACTGTGCAACAGGTTGGAATTGGTGGCATTATTGAGCAGGCGTTTGCCCAGGGCCTAGCGCCAAGCAACAGTGTAGGATCCACATATATCAATGTGACAGGAACCAATCTTAGCGGATCCGGATCTGGAGCCACATGGGATCTTGTAGTAACCGGCAAGGATCCCACAATATTTGACGGTGGCAGCATGCAATTTATTGCCCCTGTGGATATGTATAGCAATACTACAGCGTACGATAAATACCTTGTGTTCCCCAAGCGGGATATTTTAGAATAACCAGGACAAATTATGACCAGTGCAATCAACCCAAACAACATCGACGGCGCCTACCCGGTAGCCGGACAGGACAATAACAGTCAAGGTTTTCGTGACAACTTTACCAACACCAAAACCAATTTTGAATATGCAGCCGAAGAAATAACCGAACTGCAAAACAAAGCTGTATTGAAATCGGCTCTAACCGGTACCACCCTTAACAACGACATGTTGGGCAGTGTACTCAGTAATGCTCAATTACAAGACATAAGTGAAACACGAGTTGCCCTGGGCACGTTGTCCGGTAGTGTAACCATCAATTATGTTCTGGGCAGTGTACAAACTGTGACCACCGCCGGCAGTATCAGTCTGGCATTTTCAAACTTTCCAGCCGCAGGCGCTGCAGGACAAGTACAAGTACAGATCACTGTTTCCAATGCCGCCCACACAGTGACCTTGCCAGTGGCAGTATCAGTCAATGCATCGGGCATCCAGGGTATCGCCAGCAACGTGATTACATTTGCCGCATCTGGTACCTATAGTTTCAATTTTACAACCAGCAATGGTGGTACCACGGTCATCGTTAATGAAACCAACAAATTGTTGCAACCATTCAACAACACCGCAGAAGACCTGGCTCCCGGTGTTGCGGCCAGTCTGGGCACCACTGTCAGTTATTTCAGCACCGCCGCTGCCGAAACAGCAACTTTGGCCGCAGGCGTAGGCGGACAAATCAAAACTCTAGCCATGTATGCAACTCTTGGTAACATGGTAATTACAGTGACCAACGCCGGATGGAAATCGTCGGGCACCGGCACAATAACTTTTGACACCATTGGCGATGCTTGCACCCTGCAGTACATCAATAACAAATGGTTTTGCATTGGTAACAACGGTGCCAGTTTTGCCTAAGCACTTGACTTGATCCAGGTTGTGTTGTAAAATAACACTATGGAACATCCGTTAATACCCAATTTGAGTGACCTTTCAGCCGAAGAACTTTCAAATAAAATTTCAGAATTATATAAAAAATTGGCCATTGCTTCTCGATCAGGCAATGGATACATGTGCGATCAGATTCGCATGGCCTTGTCAAGTTATCAAAATCAATACCAAGAAAAAACACGCAAGGATTCTGACACACAATTTGATGACGTGATTGACATTTCATGAATGTGAGACTACAATACAGCATGCCCTTTACCGCTGGTGTTTATTGGGAAGATCGCATGATTATGAACAATTATGTGGCTCGTGCTTACATGGTCACCAACTGCTCTGACAATGTCAGTCAGAACACAGCGTTTGAACGCATGAAGTATTTTGTTTACAACGAACTAAACAGCACCATATTTGTCAATCAGGCGCACCAAGACATCTGCCAACAGTTTGTGTCTGCAGGATTCAAGATCACAACTTTACCAGCGGAACCGGTTGATCAACTGATAGGTATTATGTTATACTGCAAACTGAATGCTGTTATGGAAGACCACATGATCATCAATGAAATGGAAATCAGCAGTGATCTTGGAGAAAACATGGTTTACTTGCATGCCGCCGATGAAAGCCTAGGACCATTTGAAGTCGCAGGTTGGTGGCATGATGCTAATGTTACACACTGCGATCTAGGTCTGTTTGACTCTGACAAGATTGTAGCTATACAACGTGCTGCATCCTGGAGAGATCTCGATCTTGCTTGGCCTGATTCAGAAATTGTAAAAGAAACCGACAACACTGTGGTATTTGCCGAATTTAAAAAAGATGATCCAAAATAAATTTGGTCAGTTAGTTTTTTCAGAATCTGATGTGGGTGATCTGCTGATGCAGGGGCACCCAATTGATTCATTAAAGTACATGGTGGTTGAAGACTCTATGGATCTCGTCGAACTGGTCAAACAGGTTGAACGTCCAGAGGCTCTGTTGACCTGGACGTTTCCTTACGATGCCAAAACATCAGTTGCAGAATTCCATGCCGAACAACAGGCAAACTGGCACATGCCCGTTGAGTACAAGCAACTGGATATTGCAGCTCATGTGTTGTCATTGTGTCAATCCGAAGCAGAGCTACAACGCTGTGGTCAGGAATTGATGCTGTATCAAGAACGCGATCTATTTGATCTTCTGCGATATCTGACCTACTTGGTAAGTGTAATGCAACAAAACCGTGTGATCTGGGGTGTGGGCCGCGGTAGCAGCGTGGCCAGTTATGTGCTGTACAAATTGGGAGTGCATAAAATTGACAGCATGTACTATGATTTAGACCCAGAGGAATTTCTGCGTTAAATACCAGACTCTTAAAGGAAAACAAATGACCAAAAAAGTTTACAAAACAGCCCAAGGCCGCACAGTAGATCTGGGTGCTTTGATCTTGCAAAACGAAGCTGTACGTGCTGTGGGCAACATGAACGTAAATGCTCGCGGTGACGTGTTGGACAGTTCTGATCGTGTGATCGATAGCAAAAATAATCAGATCCAACGTCAAAATCAACGCCAGACTCAGCCAGCAAAACCACGCGAAGTGCATACCAGTACTCGAGCAGCCCAGCAGGCTCGTGCCAAGGCAGAACAGGTAGTGTTGGAAACAGTGTTGGACATACCAACTGCTTCTGCACCGCCAGCCACTGAACATTCTGGACTAGCTGCAGCCATTGCTCGTACCCAACAACCGGACAACAAATAACATGAAGCCAGCATTTGCTCCACATCAGATACAGCGACAACAACTCCGGGCCATCAAAAAGGATGTGATTATTACCGACATGAATTTTGATGTGCGTCTCAGTACAGGTGGATTAATTCTGCTGAACGACAATGGCAAAAGCACAGGCATACGCCCACGCTGGGGTCGTGTGTATGCAGTGGGTCCAGATCAACACAGCGTGATTGTGGGACAATGGGTTTGCGTGGCACACGGCCGTTGGACACGTGGCCTGGATATCGAGGACGAGTCTGGCAAGCGCACCATTAGAAAAATTGATCCCAAGGACATCCTGTTGGTTTCAGATTCAGAAGAGATGCCAAACGATCAAACATTCAGTACAGCTATTCATATAGAAAAGAAACCCGATTACATGTTGCATGACTAGGCATGGGATTCAGCAAACCCAATCTTGAGCCGGCCTATCATGCCATACGTCAGACCCTGACTGAAATTGGCAGTCCCTACAACGACGGCTTTACCGGTTCCTATTGCAAACAAGAGCTATATCTGTTAAAATGTTGGCTACAAGACGAATATAAAAAGTTGCCAACTTTTACAGGGGAAGAACTATGGGAACAGGAAAGATTAATACAGGTACTCAAACAAGAGTAAAACAACCAGCTCGGTGCAGCATCTGCGGTCAAGTACCCACACCTGCCTGCGATTGGCGACAAGGACGTTGTCCACATCGAATCAGCATGCTGGACATGATCATGAACAGCTCATACAAAACACGATTTTCCAATTTACTTAAATTTTTCAAAGGCATCAAATGAATCAACTCTGGGTAGAGAAATACAGACCAAACACCGTGGATGGCTATGTGTTTGTGGATCAAGAACAACGTGAACAGGTCACAAACTGGGTCAGCGCAAAAAGTATTCCACACCTGTTGTTTTCAGGTGGCCCTGGCACAGGCAAGACCACCCTGGCCAAACTGTTGATCAATGAACTGGGCATTGACGAATATGATGTCTTGTATGTCAATGGCAGCAAGGAAGGTCG